GAGTCAAAAGTTTTTCATAATAAGCCCAAGCCGTCTTATCAGCAACAATCAATTTCGGGCCATTGGCTCCGTGCATAGAGTTATTAAAACTCGTCCTCATAGTCGCCAAAGTCAAATTACCGATTGAAGCCGTATAATTAGCGGCTAAACCCGTATATGTAGTCTTTGATTGGCCTCCAATAGAACTTGCATTAGTTCCGTCATCTATAATATCCAATAAGGAAAGAAAAGCCTTTCCCGATTGCAATGTATAGAATAAATTGCCAATCCTATGAGCCATATCTTGAGCCGAAGCTGAAAGCTCTCTGGCAACCAAATCAATGACTTTTGTTTTATCTGCTACATCAACTTCCATCTGGGAAACAACGACAGGCTCTTCTCGGCCAGTAGGATTAAATGTCATATTGACAAACCTATCTGCCCGAATAGTGCTGAATTTCTCTAATCCGTCAAAATTAGTTCCTTCATTGGAAATAGAATGTTTGATAGGAATCCTCATTTGAGTTCCTTTCCAAGTTTTCTGATTTCCCAAGAAAAAGAGGGTAATCGGCGAATAGGATAAAATCGTATCTATCGTTTTTCCCACTAAATACTCAACAGCTGCTGTGCTGGTTACTGGATTTGTGGAAAAATCTGTCATAAAAATAAATTATTTTGTTAATATATCGCCTCCTTTCTTGCCTCCTTATTAACTTTTCAAAGAATGAAGTTAAAAGTTAAACCATCCTCCCCGTTTTATCTTCGAATAACTTAAACCTTCTTGTTCTTCTCCTGTTTTTGAAGATGTGCCGACTTTTGAGCCTTCCTCCTGCTTTACCTTTATTTTAACCAATTCTTTCTTTCCTTCCTCTCTAGCCTGCTTAATCTCATTAAAAATATCAGCAGCCCTAAAAAGGTCAGCTTCCTTTATCTTAATGGCAAATTTCATCAAATCTTCCTTATCGATTTCTTTGATTACTCCTTTAGCCGTCAGATCAGCAATAGAAGATTCGATATAATTATTTATCTTTCTTTGCTGTTGTTCCTTGGCTTCAGATTGAACCTGATTTTGCTGGGTTAAGATTTCTCTTAATTTCCCGACAGTCAGGTATTCATCTTCGCCTTCTTTGGCCCCTGATTGCTGATTTAATTTTTCAGTAATCTGGGAAAGACTATCTTTTAATTCCGACAATTCTTGGCGGGTTAAAGTATAACCTTTTTGCAAAGCTGAAGTCAGTTCCGATACTTTATCCAAAGTAACGGCTGGCTCTTTATTATCGGTATCTTTTGATTGTGTTTCATCGGATTGATTGTCTTTCTCGACAATTTCCGTTGAACCTTGATCTTGATTTTCCATAGTTTATAATTTCATCGTTCCCGTTGCTGGACTATGAAATGTAATTTTTTAATTCGACTTTATTAAGAACAAAATTGCTAATATTAAACCTATTATCATTAAAACTATCTTTGTATATTGAATAAACCTTTCTTCTTTTTTTTCCATATTATTCTTCCATCATTTCTTTTTTATTCATCATTTTTGTCATTGTTTTTAAAATCTCTTTTTTATGCTCTGGCAATCTTTTCCTTTTAATGCCGGCATAATCCATTGCCGATTTTTCAGACATTGAATGAGATGCTTTAGCTACCTCTTTTGAAGCAGGCTTTTTATCTTTTTTAGCTTCAAGGACCATAGCCATAAATTTTTGCGCTTGGCTTTTTGATGGCATATTTATTTTTGATTTTTAATATTTTCAACTATTCCTCTTCCTCTTTGAACTAATGCTTGTTGTTCTTCAGAAGGCAATTGTTGAAATTGCGGACTGGATAATAGCTGTTGCAATTTTTGCAATTGCTGTCCTTCTTGCCCCTGTAACGCATCAGATTGGCTTCCTTGAGGCATTGGAGGCTGTTGTGGCACTATCTTGCCTGTAAGTTGCAGCCAAGCATATAAATCTTTTGTTCTTTTATCCTCATTAGATATTCCTAACTCTTGAAACAAAGTAGCGGGATCAATCATATTGAATTGAGCCAGCTGTATTGCCTGTTGCATTTTAGTTCTCTTATCTACCGGCAAAGTAGAGCCTTTTTTAACCATTACGATGACATTATTAGGAATCTCCTCTTTTCTCAATTCTATAGTTAATTGTTGATTGGATAATATTTCAGAGCCATCAGAATAAACTTTTAGACAATGAAGATAAGCCAGATACCATTCTTCAATTATCTGTTCTACATTCCTAACTATTAAATCAAGCCTTCCATAATCAGAACCCATTAATAATTGCCTGCCTCCTAAAGTTTCTTGCTGACTTCTTTCTCCTCTTGTCGTTGAATGAATCCCTATCGTATTATCAATCTCTCCTAAAATATGAGATAAATGATTAAATAAAGAAGCATCTGGTTTTCCTGACTGAACCTGAACCACTTGAGAAGGATTATCTGAAGTTACCGCCAAATCTCCTGTTTTATTTATCAATTCCTGCCTAATATTGGCCGGTATAGACAAGCTCAATACCCAAACTCTTTTTTGTCCTTCATTTAAATCAGCTATTTGCTGTTCCAATTTATTGGCTTGTTCTTGCAAAGGAATAGCCTGCTCAATTAAAGAATTATCGTCATAAAGCCCAGTTTCATCTCCAAGATTAAAAACATTAAAAAATAAATATGGTATTTCAGGCTTATCAAAAATATTATTATCCTCATTATCATAATCCCAATTAGGATTCTTTCTCTTATCTAAAATAATATCCTGAAATTTCCAGCAAACCCATTCACCATATCCTCCCCAAAACTCTATATATTTTACTTTAGATTTTAATTTTTCTTTACCAAATTTATCAATAATTTTCTGTTTAGCTTTAGGAAATTTATCAATAATATTATTCAAATTATCTTCTAATTGCTCAAAAACAAACTCGCAATTTTCCCTCGAAGTAGCCCTATTATCAAAACCTATTTTTTTTGGCAAAACATTCTCCGTAATAAATCTTTTATTAATATCCCACCTGTATTTTAAAACTCCCACTCTGAATAAAAACCAATTCCTTATTAAAGCCTGCAACTTTTGTTGCATTTTATATTTTACTTCAAAAGCTATACTTAAAGCCTGATACAATTTCTCTTTTAAGGCATTATCATAATTGCCTATAACTGAAGCCTCCGGTGTTTCAGAAGTGATAATAGGTATAGCCGTTTCTATATCTACAAATATTCTATTAGCAACCGCCTTAGATTTCTTAGGATGTATTCTGTCTAAATCAACTTCTGTCCCTTTTTTCCAATAAAGCTTATTCCTTTTTCCAATCTTATCCATTTCATTCTTCAAATTCTTGGAATCTTCAATAGCTTGATTAATAGCAAATATCAAATTTCCATCTTCAGAATCAAGATTAAGTTTTTCCCTATATGATGTTATTATTTCGTCTAAAGTTTCCGGCATTTTATGAGTATTCTTCGTTTTTTCTTATTAATTCTTGAATATTTGGAGCTAAGCTTGTATAAGAATTATCGTCTTTTCCCCATTCCGATACCTCCATTCTATTTAATTTCTCCAAAGCTAATTTAAAATATACCGTAGCAAACGCCCAATGATCCTCTCCTTGACTCATCCAAATATCTCTTTCAATTCCCAAATTATCTTTCTCTGTCGCTTTATATAAAGCCGTCCAATGCCTAATATAATCTTCCAATTCTTCAGACTTCATTTGAAATCTCACTTTTCCCGATATAAAATCATCTATGACTTTTTGAATTATTTTTGACCTATCTGAATATACCGTCCTTGTCTTTTCATCCCAACTAATATAATCAGCCTTTTTAACTTCTCTTTTAAAATATGAAAGCCATATCTTACCGACATACTTATCTCTTAACTTTCTTGGTTCCGTTAAGTCCGGCAAAGCATCAAATATGGCCGTTTCCACCTTATAAGTATTAATAATATCCTCAATATCTTTCCAATTATCTGTTTTACCAACCTTAAATATTCCTTGTTTATTCCCTAAAACCCAATGTTTTGTCAATCCCTGATCAACTCCCAAAACATTATTTTCTAAAGTATTAAAATCAGAATCTATATTCTTTAAAATAACATCCTTATTAACCGTAAATTCAGAACCTATATAAGGCAATCCTAATATAAAATTATAAAAATGCTGTTTAGATTTCGTTTCATATTCTTGCTGTATCTTGCCAGCTGAAATCCAAGAACAATTTAAATGGCTTATCCAATAACCAGATATGTTTCTATCCCTATATCTCTTAACCCATTGGCCGTTCCTTCTGTCTTCATCGGTTATTTCTTTTCCGCAAATTTGACAGATAAATTTCCCATCTTTGATATTCTTGAAAAAATCCAACCATTGCCAATGATTATTACCGCATTTAACAAACCAATACTTCTGATCTGATTGCTCATATAACTTCTGGCTTAATGTCCCGGGCGTTGTCGGATTACTAAAATACCATTTACCTTGATACTTGCTGGCATCTAATCTGCTATCATATTGCTCAAGTATTGCTTGATCACTACGATCACACTCATCCATTATATTCAAATCGCTTGAAAACATAATACCCACTCCTGATTCCGCTTTTTCAGCCTCCGATTTTCTCGATAATGTTCCCCTGTAATATATAAATCCTTTGCCTATTTTCTTTTGCAATATAGTATCTTTATCCTCTGTCATCTTAGCCAATATCGGATTCTGGCTTATCAAAGCATTAACCTTGGAAGGAACAAATTGAGAAACATCTGAAAAACTCGGGAGAGTATAAATTATATTGAAATTCTTATACTTTGCCCCATAAAAGCTTTTCAATATTTCCATTGTTGAAAATCCTATTTGCGAAGCTTTGCGAATAACCTGAATTTGAGTCCAATCATCAAATATATCTTTTAAAAAACGATGATTTTTGAACTCTATCAAATCTCCTTTTTCAGTCTTTATCTGATTATCAACAGCCCACAATAAACAAGACTTTCTCCACATCAAGTCAAGAATATCCTTATCTATTTTCATATTTTTAAAGGTCTTTTTTTCTTGCTTCCACAAACTCTTCCAATAATTTACTTATTTCCGGTTTCAAATTAACTTCATATATTTCTCCTGAATGTTCTATCTCTTGCTTATCTGACCAACCAAAATTCTTTAAAGCAAAAATATCTCCGCTTCTTCCCTTTTCTCTCAAATCTTTCTCATATTCATAAGCCACTCTCTCCTTCATCTTTTTTATGGTGTCAAAGTACTGATCTCTTTCTTCATAATTAACAAGTGTTTCTCTTGAAGTATCAAGATATAAAGCCAAACCTGTAATAGTTACTTCTTTTGCAGGAGTAACTTTAAAATATTCTTCCATCTTATCATTCATTTCTTTAACACTTTTAAATTTTAATGGTCTTCCTCCTTTCATTTATTTTTAGCTAAATATTCTTCATATTTTAACCTTTCACTAACACTCATTTCTTTTTTATATTTATCGTATTCTCCTTGAATCTTTATATTTTCACAACGCTTTTTATCAGGGTCCCTTTCAGTTCCATGCCAAGG